AGAAAAGTCAATTGAAGAAATTACATCGCAAACAGAAAAATTACCACAACCAACAGGATACAGAGTATTGATACTACCGAGAGGCAGATCAGCTGTAACTGATGGTGGCATTCAATTAGTTTCTGAAACTATTGAAAGAGACACAGTATCCTCAGTTGTAGGATATGTTATTTCTCTTGGACCAGATGCATACAAGGATCCTGTAAAGTTTCCTGAAGGTGCTTGGTGTGAAGAGGGAGAATGGGTGCTTTTTGGCAGATACGCTGGTGCTCGATTTAAAATTGATGGAGGAGAACTCCGTATTTTAAATGACGATGAAATATTAGCCAGAATACCAGACCCAGAAGCAGTAGACTATTAATAACTAACATGGAGGAAACCATGCAACAAGAAGAAAATCTTGCCATAGAAGAAACAGTAGAAGTCGAACTTCCTACTGAAGAAAAGAAAGAAGAAAATATAGAAATTGTCGATTCTCAACCTGAGGAACAACCAGTTGAAGATGATAAAACTGAACAAGAAGAGTATAGTGATTCTGTTCAGAAAAGAATCAACAAGCTAACCTATAAGCTAAGAGAAACAGAAAGACAAAACGAAGAAGCAGTTTCTTGGGCACAAAAAGTCCAAGAAGAAAATGCTACACTTAAGAAAAAAGCTGAATCTGCAAATACAGCTATGTTTTCTGAATATGATAACAGGATCAATACAGAATTAGATTCTGCTAAAGCAGAGTATAAGGATGCACTTGATCGTGGCGACACAGAAGCTGTTGTATCATCAAATGAAAAACTTGCTCGTTTGTCAGTAGAAGCAGAAAGTTTACGTCGTGTAACAGAACAGCGTAAAAGAGCTGCCGAGAACCCTGAAGAGAAAGCACAGCAGCCAGTTATGCCAGCAGCAAACACTGCTCAACCAGCACCACCAGATCCTAGGGCACAAGAATGGGCAAAGAAAAATGATTGGTTTGGTAAAAACCAAGGTTTAACTTTTGCTGCATTTGGTGTACATAGAGAACTTATGGATGAAGGTTATGATGGCGCAACTGATGACTACTATGCAGAATTGGACAACAGGCTTTCCAAATTCGGAATAAGCACCTATAATGAAGATCAAGAACAAGTTTCCGACTCTCCCGTGCAGAGAGTAGCGAGTCCTACAAGACAAGCAAGAAGTAAAAATGCACGCAGTAAGACTGTAAAACTCACACAGAGTCAAGTAGCAATAGCGAAAAAACTTGGTGTGCCTCTTGAAGAGTATGCTAAATATGTTAAAACACAATAAGGAGTAAAAAATGACAGAAAAAGATACAAATAAACAAGTAGACGAATCTGTTGCTACTGATCGATCTCCTCGATCTGCACAAGCACGAGAAAAAGAAACTCGCAGAACACCATGGGCACCGCCCTCTGCACTAGATGCACCACCTGCACCTCCAGGTTTTAAGCATCGTTGGATTAGAGAATCTATACTTGGACAAGACGATAAGACTAATATGTCTAAACGTCTACGTGAAGGCTTTGAGCCTGTACGTTCGGAAGAGTTTCCAGATTTTGAAGCACCAACGATACAAGATGGAGTACATGCTGGTGTGATCGGAGTAGGTGGTTTGATCCTGGCAAGAATACCTGAAGAAACAGTAATTGAACGGAAAGAGTATTTCGATGCTCAAACCGCTGACGCTATGCGTGCTGTTGACACAGATTTAATGAGAGAAAGCGACCCAAGTATGCCTATTAGTAGACCTAATAGAAATACCAAAGTTACTTTCGGAAAAGGATCTTAGGTAAAACTAAGAATTTTAACAACATATTTTATATAAAGGTGAAATAATATGGCGAATGTAAATGACCCAGATGGTTTTACTCCCGCATATCATATGTCTGGTGGTACAATCAGACCTGCAGAGTTTGCGATAGCAAGTGGCACGAACGCTTCGATTTTTTCGGGCGACGTAGTCAATCTCTCAAGTGGTTTGGTTATACAGGGTACTGCAACAGGTACTCCACTAGGTGTATTTTACGGAGTAGAATTCACAGCAACTTCAGGCGAAAAGATTTTTTCAAAATCTTGGACAGCTGATACTGCAACATTAGGCTCTGCGAATGCTAAAGCATTTGTTTATGTCGATCCAGATATTGTTTACGAGGCGCAGGGATCTGCTACTCCTACACAAGCATCTATCGGTACAACAAATACTATAACAACAACCGCAGGTGATTCTTCAACAGGTCGATCAAAAGAAGCAGTTACAGCAACTACTTCTAGTGGGATTGCACTAATAGTAGGTTTTCCCGATAAACCGTCAAATTCTATTGGTCAGTACGCTAGGATGTATGTAACATTCCCAGCTTCTGTGTTCGGTAATTCATAAAGGAGTAAATAACAATGGCAATTAATAGAGCACAATTAGTGCAAGAACTAGAGCCTGGATTAAACGCTCTCTTTGGACTTGAATATAGCAGATACGAAAACGAGCATGCTGAAATTTTTGATACAGAAAATTCAGATAGAGCGTTTGAAGAAGAAGTTATGCTTTCAGGTTTCGGTGAAGCACCAGTGAAAGGCGAAGGTGCATCAGTCTCATACGACTATGCGCAAGAAACTTTCACCGCTAGGTACTCTCACGAAACTGTAGCGTTAGCTTTTGCTTTGACAGAAGAAGCTATAGAGGACAACCTATATGACAGCCTTTCAGCTAGATACACTAAAGCGTTAGCTCGATCAATGAGCCAAACGAAACAAGTGAAAGCTGCAAATGTTCTCAATAATGGTTTCTCATCTAGTTTTCCAGGAGGGGATGGTAAGGAGTTATTTGCTACTGACCACCCAACTTTGACAGCTGGTGATCAATCCAACGAGCCAAGCACAGCTGCTGATTTGAACGAAACTTCTCTAGAGAATGCAATGATAGATATCTCTGCATTTAAAGATGAACGTGGTCTAAAAACTAACGTTCAAGCTAGAAAATTAATCGTTCCACCAGCACTTCAGTTTGTAGCTGATAGACTGCTTAACACTCCTGGAAGAGTAAGTACTTCTGATAACGATATAAACGCTATCAGAAATATGAGCATGCTTCCAGAAGGTTATACAGTTAATCACTTCTTAACCGATACGGATGCGTTTTTTATTAAAACAGACGCACCTAACGGACTAAAACATTTTGTAAGGGCAGCAATGTCTACTGGTATGGAAGGCGACTTCGAAACTGGTAACATGCGTTACAAAGCAAGAGAAAGATATTCTTTTGGTTTTAGTGACTGGCGTGGTATTTATGGTTCCCCAGGGGCATAAATAATCGTTTAGACAAAGTAAAGGGAAGCTTCGGCTTCCCTTTCTTTTCTTCGACAATAAGTATAGAATAAATTTCTAGGATTTATTAATTTTGTTTTATCGACTGACCTAGCAGACGAGCCGAGACGATAAGACTTATTTCCGCAGGAGGAAATTATGGCAAATTCGACTTTTAGTGGACCAGTCAGGTCCGAAAATGGTTTTAAAACCATTGATGTAAATTCAACAACAGGAGCTGTTACCGATGGTTTAGTAATAAACAAAGACGGTAATATCTTTACTGATGATGGTGGGCATATTCAATATGTTGCAGCAGCAGGTTTTGGACCAGCTGATTTAATCGTAGGTAAAGGTGGTAGTCAATACGCTACAGCTAATCCTTACGCAGAAAGTGCAACACAATTATTCCCATTAGGTGCTAAGTTAGTTTATGGTAATAATGTTTATCGTTATGTTGGAATAGGTGGAACTGCGGTAACAGCAGGTAAACTTTTACAACAACCAGCAGTAGTTTCTGATCATGCTAATATGGCTGCAACAGCAGCAGTAGCAGCAGGTGAAACAGCTATTTCTGTAGAAACAGGTGGTACTGATATTACTCTTAACCAATATGCAAACGGCTATCTTTGGGTAAATGATGTAAATGGTGAAGGGCAAATGCTTAGAGTAAAATCTAATCCAGCACACGACCATTCAGCAGACCCATCAATCGTAATAACTTGTTATGATGCATTAGCAACTGCTTTAACAACTAACTCACAGCTAACACTATTAGCAGACCCAAGCAATGACTTAATTGTTGCACCAGCAGCAGAAACAGGTGCGTTAATGGGTGCTACTGTTATTGATTTAACAGCAGACTATTTTGGTTGGGCAGTAATTTCAGGTCCAGCAGCTTTATTAACTGTAGGAACTTTAGTTGTAGGTAATGCAGCAGTTCGTTCAGGTGGTACAGCAGGTGGCGTAGCTCCAGCAACAGATAACGTGTTAATGGAAGTTGGTGATGTAATGGCTGTATCAGCGAATACAGAATACTCACTAATTATGATGAACTTGAGTTAAAAACGGAGTAAACCATGGGAAATTCTTTTGTTAATTTAAAAACAGTACAAATTACTGCAGACACAGTAGCATTAGATGCAGATGGTATATCAGTAGCAGCATCAGTAGGTAATAACGCAGCACTTGTAATAGGGGGTGCGTTAGCCTCTGGTGGTGCGGTTTCTCTTAGCCACGGCAGGATAGTAACTATCCTGTCCGCTGGAGATGATTCATCTAAATCTTTTACTGTCACAGGAACTGATGTTAATGGTGATGCACAAACAGAATCTATTACAGGTGCAAACGCTGGAACTGCCACTGGAACTAAATACTTTAAAACAATATCTGGTATCTCAGCAGTTGGTAATCCAGCTGGTAACGTAAGTGCTGGTGTTAACGCATCAGCTGCGGATGTTATTACTGTTAGCGCAGCAAGAATCAGAGGAGTTAGTTTTACAAGCACAGCAACAGCAGGTCTTTTAGATTTTCTAACAACTTCTCCTTCTGGCACTAGTGTTATGAAACTAGGTTCAGTAGCTTCTGCTACTGCGACTAGAGATCTTAGTTTTCCAGATGAGGGAACTAAATTTAGTTCTGGTATTTATTTACAGTACACAGTATCAACATTTTTAGAGATGACTGTATTTCATGCATAACTGTTATAAAGGTTTATTTTGGGATTATAGAACGCG